ATCCTAATTTTGAAGATATATACTACGTTGGTGAAGTTAAAAATATTAGTTTACCAGAACTTAAAAAAGAGTTTCCTGAGCTAACAACTCAACAACTAGAACAAATACAAAAATTTCCAGGTAATACTAATTACACTAGAAACTGGACAGGTAAAGATAATAATAACACTGTACAAGTATTATATTTTGAATATAAAACTTATATGGATCAAGTATATAAAATAAAATATACTGAAAACGGTTTAGAAAAAGCTTTAGAAAAGCCTGACTTTTTTAATCCACCACCAAGCGATAACTTTGACAAGGTGTCTAGATCAATAGAAGTATTGTATTCTGGAGCTAAAATATTAGGCCACGACATAATGTTAGACTGGAAGATAGCAGAAAACATGACTAGACCTTATTCAAACACTGTTAAAGTTAATATGAATTACCAACTAGTTGCACCACACATGTATAAAGGTCGTATAGAGTCAACTGTAGAACGTATGATAGGTTTTGCTGACATGATTCAATTAACTTCCTTAAAACTACAGCAAGTGCTTTCTAGAGTAGTTCCTGATGGTGTATTTATGGATGTAGATGGTTTAGCTGAAGTAGATTTAGGTAATGGAACTAATTATAACCCAGCTGAAGCATTGAATATGTATTTTCAAACAGGTTCTATAGTTGGTAGATCAATGACTCAGGATGGTGATATTAACCAAGGTAAAGTTCCAATACAAGAACTAAATACTTCTTCAGGTGGTCAAAAAATAAACTCTCTTATATCAACATATGAGTATTACTTAAAGATGATTAGAGACGTAACAGGGCTTAACGAAGCTAGAGATGGTACTATGCCAGATAAGCAATCGTTAGTTGGTTTACAAAAACTTGCAGCTGCTAATTCAAATGTTGCAACTAGGCATATATTAAATGCTAGTTTGTTTTTAACATTAAGAGCTTGTGAGAATATATCATTAAGAGTTGCTGATAGTATACAGTTTGATTTACTAAGAGAAAGTTTAATTGATAGCATAAGTCTTTATAATGTTAAAACGTTAGAAGAAATACAAAATCTTCACTTATATGATTTTGGTATATATCTAGAGGTTGAACCAGATGAAGAAGCAAAAGCATCACTTGAACAAAACATACAAGTAGCTTTACAACAGCAGTCAATAAGTTTGCCAGATGCTATAGAAATTAGAGAAATAAAAAATCTAAAATTAGCTAATAAGTTGCTAAAACTTAAGCAAGAGCAAAAAGCTGAAAAAGACCAACAAAATAATTTAGCAAATATAAAAGCTCAAGCTGACGCGAATGCAGAAGCATCTGAAAGAGCAGCTATGGCTGAGGTTCAAAAACAACAAGCTTTAGCACAAACTACTTTACAAATTGAACAAGGAAAATCTCAATTTGAATTACAAAGAATGCAGAGCGAAACTGAATTAAAAAAGCAATTAATAGAATTACAGTATGGATTCGACAAAGAGTTAAAATCTATGGAAGTTCAAGGTATGAGAGATAAAGAAGCTTTCATAGAAGATCGTAAAGATGAGAGAACTAAAATACAAGCAACTCAACAAAGTCAACTAATACAACAAAGACAGGATGGCACAATGCCAACCAATTTTGAAATGCCTAACAACTAGGCGAATTATTATATAATATCATATCATGGAAAACAAAGAAAATATACCACAGGAGGGTGACTTTAAAGTAAAAAAGCGTCCTAAAAAATTATCCAATAACAAACCAGAATCTAACAAAATAGATTTATCTAAAAAGCCAGATATAAAAGAAACTGAAGTAGCTAAGATAGATTTAAATAAAAATAAAGAAGATGCCATTCAAACACAAAGCGCAAATGATAGCAATGTTATTGTCGAAGAAAAGAAAGACGAGACAAGTAGCAAAGAAGTGGTTGAAGAAGTACGGAGCACCGAAGAAGTAGTTTCGCCAATAGTAGAAGTAAAAGAAGAAGAAGTTAAAGAAGAAGTTAAAGAAGCTACTAATGAATTAAAAGAAGCAGTAAGAGATGAAAAGGTAACAGGTAAACCTTTACCAGAAAACATCGAAAAACTAGTTTCATTTATGGAAGAAACTGGTGGAACAGTTGAAGACTACGTAAGGTTAAATGCTGATTATTCTAGTTCTGATGACGTTACACTACTAAAAGAATTTTATAAACAATCTAAACCTCATTTAGATAACGAAGAAATTGAGTTTCTACTTAATGATGAATTTTCGTATGATGAGGAAGAAGATGATGAAAAAACTGTACGCAAGCGTAAGCTTGCAATAAAGGAAGAGGTTGCTAAAGCCAAAAACTTTTTGGAAGAAACCAAGAGTAAATATTACGACGAGATCAAGTTGAGACCGGGCGTTACTCAGGAACAACAAAAAGCTATGGATTTTTTCAACCGATACAATAGTGAGCAAGACAAGGTAAATAAGACTCGTGAAGATTTTATTGATAGATCAAACCAGTTTTTTAATGAAGATTTCAAAGGTTTTGATTTTAAATTAAAAGACAAAAACGTGAAATATCAAGTTAGTAATCCAAATGAGTTAGCAAAAAATCAAAATGATATTGCAAATTTTCTTAAGAAGTTCTTAAATGAAGATGGGGCAATTACAGATTTAAGTAACTACCACAAATCTTTGTTTGCGGCACAAAACATAGACACTATAGCTAGTCACTTTTATGAACAAGGAAAAGCTGACGCTGTGAAAACAGAGTTTGCTAAGTCTAAAAATATTAATTCTGAACCAAGATTATCTCCTGATCCAGATGCAGTATTTTTAGGTGGTATGAAAATAAAAGCGGTTAGTGGAGTAAATAGTGCTAAATTAAAAATAAGAAAAAAATAAAAACTCAATATAATGGGACAATTCACAGTGACTAATGCTGGATTATCACCTACTCAAGATCAATCGATCCTTTCTACTAATTATTTACAGTGGAATGACGCAGCTGGTGAAAATTTTGCAGATTTTGCACAACAATATCTACCTGAGCTCTATGAGCAAGAAGTAGAAAGATTTGGTAACAGAACGTTATCAGGTTTCTTAAGAATGGTTGGCGCTGAAATGCCAATGACATCGGATCAAGTAATTTGGTCTGAACAAAATAGACTACATGTTGGTTATGATAATGTAGACAAAGTTGACAACGCTGCTGGTACAGTTTTTACTGTACAAGCGCCTCTTGGAGCTACTCCTAACGAAGTAGTTGTAAGAGTAAATCAAAGTATAGTGGTATTTGATCCAGCTTCTGGGTTAACACTAAAAGGTTTGGTTACTGCGGCTGCTAACGACGCTACTCCAGCGCCTGGAACTTTTACTTTTACTGCTGTTTGTTATACTGCTGCTACTTTTGGAGCATTAGGTAACTCAGACTTAAAAGTATTTGTTTACGGTTCTGACTTTGCTAAAGGTACTGAGGGAATGATAGGTTCTGTTACTCCTCAAGTAACTCAATTTAGCAATAGACCAATTATCATTAAAGATAAATATTTCGTAAACGGTTCTGACACTGCTCAGATCGGTTGGATCGAAGTTGCTACTGAAGATGGTACATCTGGATATTTGTGGTATATGAAAGCTGAATCAGAAACTAGATTAAGATATGAAGATTATCTTGAAATGGCTATGGTTGAAGGTGAAAAAGCTACTGCTGCTTCTGGTGTTACTGTTAACACTGCTGCTAATAACTATGGTTCAGGTACTGAAGGTTTATTCGCTTCTCTAAATGCTAGAGGTAATGTATATTCTGGATTTGCTGGTGCTGCTGCTCCTGGAGCTGGTGCGTTAGGAGATTTTGATGCTATCTTACAACAATTAGATTTACAAGGTGCTATTGAAGAAAACATGTTATTCTTAGACAGAGCTACTGCTCTTGATTTTGATGATATGATTGCTGCTCAAGCTGGTGGAGGTTATGCTTCTACTGCTGCTGCATCTTATGGTTTATTTGACAACGAATCAGAAATGGCTCTTAATTTTGGTTTCTCTGGTTTTAGAAGAGGTTCTTATGACTTCTATAAGACTGACTGGAAATATTTAAATGATGCTTCTACAAGAGGTATGGTTACAAATATCAAAGGTGTGTTAGTTCCTGCTGGAACTTCTACAGTGTATGATCAAATGTTAGGATCAAATATTAGACGTCCTTTCTTACATGTAAGATATAGAGCTTCTGAAACTGATGATAGAAGAATGAAGTCATGGATCACTGGTTCTGTTGGTGGTGCTTATACTTCTTCTCTTGATGCTATGGAAGTACATTATCTATCTGAAAGATGTTTAGTTACGCAAGCTGCAAACAATTTTGTATTGTTTACATCTTAATTAATAATTAACATTTAAAAAATAAGAAAAATGGGATATATAAAATTCAAAAAAGTCGCTTCTACTAATGGTGGTAAAGCTGATTTAATACCTTGTGACGATGTGATGCACGTGAGTGTACCAACCGCCACAGGTGTTGTCTTAACGTTTGGAGAAAACACGGCGGTAGATACTGCCACGTTGGTTTATCCAACACAGTCTGACTTTAGTACAATAAGAGATGCTATAAATGATGCTATAGAACTAGGTAATGGAGCTTCTGGCCCTGCTATCACAGTTGGTATGGTTGATATTACATCAATTACTATTGGTTAAAAACAATAATAAGATCCCGTTTAGGCGGGGTCTTTTTTAATTATTATATTATATTATATTATGGAAAAAACAAACAAAAAGCCTGCAGCAAAAGCTGTAGAAACGGTTGAACAAATCGTTGAAACTCCTAAAGTAAAAAAAGACACTTGGGAAATAAAAGATAGACTTTATTATCTTACACACGATTATGCACCGTTAACTTATACTTTACCGTCAAGACACACAAGAAGATTTCCTTTATTGTGGTTTGATCCTAAAGAAGGTAAACAAAAAGAAATTAGACATGCTTCTAACCAAAATAGTCCATTTGTTGAAGAACAAAAAGGTGAATGTACTATGGAGCATATAATATTTAAAGATGGAACTCTATTTGTACCTAAAGAAAAACAATCTTTACAAAAGTTATTATCTATATATCATCCACAGTTAAATAAAAGATATGAAGAAAAAGATGATGTTAAAGAAGCTGTTGATGATTTAGAATATTTAGAGTATGAGTTTCAAGCATTAGCTTTATCTAGAGAACTAGATATTGATCATGCAGAAGCTATATTAAGAACTGAAGTTGGTTCTGAGGTCAATAAAATGAGTTCTAAAGAGCTTAAAAGAGATTTATTAGTATTTGCTAAAAGTAATCCTACTTTGTTCTTACAACTTGCTAATGATGAAAATATACAATTAAGAAACATTGCTGTTAAAGCTACTGAAGAACGTATAATTACATTATCACAAGATCAAAGAACATTTTCTTGGGCTTCTAATGGTAAAAAGTTAATGAAAGTACCTTTTGAAGAAAACCCATACTCAGCTTTTGCTGCTTTTTTAAAGACAGACGAAGGAGTTGAAATTTTCAAATCAATCGAGAAAAAACTAAAATAACAAGTGATTATAATTAAGGGTGGTTTTATCGCCACCCTTTTTTTTAAAAAATATTAAAATGGCAATAAACGTAAATACGGTATATACCACAGTGTTAACTGTCTTAAATAAAGAACAAAGAGGATATTTAACACCTGACGAGTTTAACAAAGTAGGTGCTCAAGCTCAATTAGAAATATTTGAAACATATTTCGATAGTTTAAATCAGCAGATACGTATTCCACAAACAAATACAGATTATGCAGATAGAGTCATAA